GGAGAAATTGATGCAGGAATCTTGGTAAATATTTCAGATGAAAATTTGAAAGAATTGACAACTTTTCTAAAGGAAAAGGAATTTGGAAATGTCCGTAAATGGGTGGCAAATAATCTTGATAATGATCCTACTAGAATCTATCGTAAAGTTTACGATACTTTGTATGATAAATTAGAACCTGCAACTATTCCTCATTTGGTTCTAGTAATTGCTGACTATCAATATAAGTCTGCTTTTGTTGCTGATCAAGAAATTAATTTGCTTGCTTGTATGACAGAAATAATGTCACAAGTGAGGTTCAAATGAGTTATGAATTAAAAGAGTATCTGAATGCCATTAACTTTACAAAGGTTAAATTGATGGATTCAGATGATCCTATGTGGGAAAAGAAATATCCTTCATATGTGGTTAATCATATTTTGTCTGCTTTTCAAGATACAGTTTTGCTGGCAAATGAGATGAATGTTCATCATCAAATTGATAATAAACTTAAATTCGATTTTTTTATAAATAGTGTAAGATCCAAAAAAAGATTTGCTCCTTGGATTAAAGCAAAGAAAATACAGGATCTTGAGTATGTGAAAGAGTATTATGGTTATAGCGATGAAAAAGCAAAAGCTGCTCTTGAACTACTGTCTGATGAACAAATTACTGCTATTAAAAATAGCTTGAACAAAGGTGGAAGAAAATGATTAATAACATGTTAGAAGTAACAATCAAAGAACCTGATGACTTTCTCAAGGTTCGTGAAACACTTTCTAGAATAGGTGTTGCATCTCGTAAAGAAAAGAAACTATTTCAATCCTGCCATATTCTTCACAAACAAGGCAAATATTATATTGTTCATTTCAAGGAATTATTTGCTCTTGATGGAAAAGAAACCAACATAAATGAAAATGATATTTCTCGAAGGAATACCATTGCTGGGCTTCTTCAGGACTGGGATCTTGTCACAGTTCATGGGGAGGCAGAGCCAAAGGCTCCTCTCTCACAAATCAAGATCATCGGATTCAAGGAGAAGGATGAATGGGTTCTTGAGACAAAATACAATATTGGGAAAAAGAGGCAGGAACAAATAGCTTGACATTTTTTATTCAATATGGTATACTGTTCTTTTATAATGCTAACAGGTGTTTGCTATGAATTTCTATACGCACGTGGCTCAGTGGGGAAACAATATTTTCCTACGTGGTGTAAAGAATGGTGAAAGATTCAACAAGGCTATTCGATACAAGCCTACTCTCTATGTTCCTTCTCAGAAACCTTCCAAATTCAAAACTTTGGAAGGTACCTCAGTCTCACCCATAAAATTTGAAACAATCAAAGAAGCCAAAGAATTTGTTTCTCAGTACGAGAATCAACCTGAATTGGTTTATGGATTGAATCAATTTGTCTATACTTATATTGCTGACAACTATCAAGAAATTCGATTCGATCGATCTTTGATGCAAGTCTATACGATTGACATCGAAGTTCAATGCGAAAATGGATTTCCCAATCAAGAAATTGCTGCTGAAGAACTTCTTTCAATCACTGTCAAAAGATATGGATTTGATGACATCATTGTCTGGGGTATTGGTGAATACAAAACAAATAATGAATTTGTTCAATACAATCAGTGCCAGAATGAAGTCGAACTTCTAAACAGATTCATTAACTGGTGGGAGTCAATTCATCCAGATGCAATCACAGGCTGGAATACTGAATTCTTTGATATTCCTTATATTTGCAATCGCATTAAACGTGTTCTTGGAAGCGAGGCAATGAAAAGACTTTCGCCATGGAGGATCATTAATGAAAAAAAGATCAATGGTAAGTTTGGTAAAGCAAACACAGTGTATGAGATTCTAGGTGTTTCGAATTTAGATTATCAGCAACTCTATCAAAAGTTCACATACACTAATCAAGAATCATATAGACTTGATCATATTGCGTTTGTAGAGTTGGTGAGCGAAAGGATGAGAATCCATTTGAGACGTTTAAAGACTGGTATACAAAAGATTATCAAAGTTTCATTGATTACAATATTCAAGATGTTCTTCTGGTAGAACGTCTAGATGCCAAAATGAAGCTAATGGATTTGTTAATGACTATGGCATACGAAGCAAAAGTCAACTACCAAGATGCATTTACTTCGGTAAAGTATTGGGATATATTGATTTACAATCATTTGCGAACACAAAACATTGTGATCCCGCAAAAAAGCTCATCCTCGAAGTCTGGACAATTCTCCGGAGCATATGTCAAGGATCCAGCAGTTGGACAACATAAATGGGTTCTTTCGTTTGACTTGAATTCATTGTATCCACACTTGATAATTCAATACAATATCTCTCCAGAAACTCTGGCTGATGATGGTGTAAACTTTGGTGATACCAAGATTGGAGAGTTTGTATCCAAGGA